TCAATGGGTTACTGTCGGGTCATCCCGATATTGGGATAGGTTGCAGTCCTGGATTGTTCCCACATCTGGGATAGGTGACGCACCATTCCACCCGTCTTGCAGTGCACTTAGCGCTCGCACTTTTGTGTCCACCAACACCTTCGCGTAGATGGCCGCAGTGGTCTCAATCTTGGTGTGTCCGAGCCACTCTTGAACCAACTTCAGATCACCCGTACGAGCGAGTAAGCGGGTCGCGCAAGTGTGCCGCAAGCAGTGAGGAACGCACTCTTCTTCCCTCGCTAGGTTGGTCGTCGCTTTTGCCATGTTCCATAGCTCGGTGCCTCGCTGCCTGCGCAGTCCCGAAAATGGGCCATCTCCTCCCAGTGCACGTCGCCGCTTGAGTACATCGACCACGCGAGCTGTGCAGGGAATCGTGCGAATCCTTCCTCCCTTCTGCTCTTCCTTGCGCCAGAACTTGACGCCTACAACGCCTGGCATGAGGTCCCAGTCGATGTCCCGCCAGCGCACTTTGAGCGCCTGGGAGAACCGACAGCCAACGTCTGCCAAGAAGGTGAAGCAGTCAACGAAGTCCGATGCGTCGCGCGAGACCTGGTTGCCGCCGAGCGGGTTGTCCGGGCGTTCGTCGAGCTTGGCGATTGCATCGAACATCACCCGCTCATCTTCCGCAGTCAGCACGAACTGGCGAGCGTTGTCGCCCTCCTTGTGCGGCTTCCACCTGGGGAGGTCCTTCGGGTATTGCTTGTGCTGCTTGGAGTACGCCAAGACGTGCATCAGCGCGAAGAGCTTACGGTTCACCGTGGCAGGCGCGTTCTCCTCTTCGTCGAGGAGGTGGTCTGCAAGGTCGCGGACCTTTTCTTGGTCGATGAAGGCAACTGGCGTATCCGCGCCCAGAAATTTCTGGATCATGCGGCAGTTGGTGGCATAGGTGTCATTGGAGGACGCCGTCCCCCAGCCGCCGTCTTCGCGGTCCTTGAGGCACCTGTCGCATGCTTCTTTCAGCGTCCAGGCTCGGTCTTCGCTGCGGCGATCCTGGATGGCGGCAAGACGTTCGCCGCGGAGGATGCGTTTGAGTTCCAGCGTAGTGACTTCGGGGTCGTCGCGTAACGCGTCGATGATGTTCTGCTCCTTACGGAGCGCTAGATTCTTGTCGCGAGTTCCTGTGGATAGCCGCTCTCGGCGATTCCCCACTTGCACGTCGATCATGTAATAGCGACGGTCGGCCTCCCCGGATCGGGGGGCCGTGCCCTTGAGTCGTAGTGGCATTGCATCTCCATCATGCGGATTTCGCCGAACGCACGGCGCGCTTCTGCAGCGCCTCGTTGACGCGATCAGTGAGGGTTGAAAGATATTGAAGACCCTTGGGGGTCATGTGGAGGAGGTTGCGGCGCGGATATAGCGGGTCGGCCTGCTGCTGGATGAATTCCATGCCGCTGGGCTGATCGCCCGGCTTGAGCGTCTTGCCGCGAAACGACCAATCCATGATGTGGCGGGAAGCTGCAGAAGGAGTCAGGTCTTTGACGTACTTCGTAATTTCTGACTGCAGGGTTCCCGGATGGTTGTACGTTGCAGTGAGGCAGAGAATCTTCGATGCCAGCAGTCCCGGCTCAACGTCTTGGCGAAGCTCGCCAAGAGCGATGTGGAGGATCTGCACGAGTTCTTCGGTGGTCAGCTGTGTCATGGAGACGGCTCCGTGTGAGCGTGGTGAGCGCGAAGCCGCATCCATCCTTCTTCGCGATTAAGGGTCATGTCCCTCAATTGCAATGATACCGATCCCGAGACCGATATACATGCAATTGTCGTTGAGCACGTCCATCCAGAAGCCTTTCTGGTTGGGCGTAGCCTCGATTAGGAAGAATCTTGGACGGCGGCAAAGCAGAGCAAGCAGGCTCTTCAAGGAGTTCACTGAGTCTTTCTCTCGTATCAAATTCAGGCCATATCGCGAATTAGGGTTATGTAATAGGTGTAGAACGATTCCAGGTGAGACCTCAGTGCAATGCTAAGTTAGTATCACTAGCAATTCTTGTGCCGATTGCGGCCGGCCGCCGTCAAGCGTGGGCAAATATCGCCAGAAATGGCAGCATGAGTAAGAGGAGAACTCCACCGCTGAGGAAGGCAAGGAATACTGTCTTCACGACCAGGATGCCGACCTCGCGTACTGCTTCCCCCGGCTTCACGGCTTATCCCCGGGCATCGGCCGACGTACTACCGTCAGCTCCCATGCTTCGCCTGCCGCTGATATCGCATGCAGCTGGACGGGCACTTCAGGTGCCGCCACGCGGGCTGCGGCGAGTGCATCGCTAATTGCAGTCAGAAGGTCGTTCCCCGTGTCGTGCGAAGTCGTGACCATACGCGCGGCGCAGCTCATAAGTCGGCCCCCTCGTCGTCGTCGTAGGTGTCACGTGTTGTGTCGCGGAGGCCGCTATTAGAGCGTCCAGTCATCTCACAGATGGAGACCAGCGGGCGTCCCCGGGAGTCGAGGATCAAGTCAATCATTTGACGCCTCCGCAGCAGGCTCGCCCAGGTCAATGCGCGCACGCATCCCCTTGAATGAGGGAAAGCGGGGCAGTTCCTTGGCGCCAACCGCGAAGTGCTGGTACTTCACCAACTGGCCTACATAGCTCTCCCGGTTGTCCCAGAAGTCCTTCGCGATGGTGGCGGTGAAGCCCGTGCCGATGTTGAATTCCTGCCTGGTCACGATGTCCCGGACGCGAAGAGCGCCGGCAGTGTCCAGCGGGGTCTTGTTGGCTTGGTGGCTGGAGCGCTCGGTGTGCCCCAGAGCGTTCTTGGTGGCCGGATTGTCGTTCCGTGTTCCTTGAACGACCTCCAGGATCTCCGCCTCGGCGTCCTCGAATCGCTTGAGCTTGAGCATGCCTTGCTCACGTGCTGTGCTCCGGCCTTGCTTGTAGAGGCCCTCGGGTGCTCGCAGGATGAGGCCCTCGTGGCCCTCGGCAAGCTTCACAGCCTCAAGCGCATCCAGTCCGTCCGGCGTCAGTACGAGGGTCTGCCTCACAAGAACCGTTCGCGGGGTCAACAGAAGCCCACTGTCCACGATGGCCGACAGGCGCTCCCTGAAGGTGCCCGGCAGCACGCGGTCGAACACGTAGAACCGCACATCAGGCTCTCCATACTCGCGCATCACGCCGCCGACCGTGACCCGGTAGCAATCCGGTGCGGTCGGCTGCCCGACAATCAGTTCGCCGTCGCAGCCCTCCAGCTCTGGGCGGCCAAAGGCCGACTGCACTGCCGGGTTCGGGATCGGCTTCATGGTACGCGACATGACTACGCCGTCGCGGACGATGCAGCGCACCCCGTCCAGCTTCTCGGAGGCGTAAAGCGGGAAGCGCAGCTTGTCCAACTCGGCGACGGCGGCCAACATCGGTCGAAAGGGTTTCGTCACGGGGTATTGCCTCCAGGCAGAACGATCCAAAAGGTCACGCAGGGCACCGGATTGATGCACCAGCGGCGGTTGTACGGAGACCAATGCGCGCCTACCCACGCACTGCCCCAGCGGAAGAGAAGGCCGGCTCTCATCGGGTCAGCGCCTCCGCCAGCAACTTCGCGTGAGCTTCGACCGCGCAGTCAGCGATCCAGCCGTCTATGTAGTGGCCTGCGTTGTCGTAGTAGTCCACCCAGCGGACCTCCCAGTGGTCGGGCGTTTCGCCAGGCCGAGGCGGCTCGGTGTATTCGGGCTCGCCGGAAGCGCCGCCGCGAGTGATGCGCGGTCCGTAGGCGAAGACCTTGCCGTCTGGTGCGTGGACTGTGGTGTCGGCGCGAGGGTCGAAGAAGCTGTTCATGCGACCCCGCAGGTGAGCGAGTTGGCTGGACAGCGGAGGAGGGTGCGCATGGCGAAACTCCTGTGGTTGAGGGCCGCGTGGCGGCGTGTTTTGGACATAGAAAAGGGCCGCTTTCGCGGCCCCTCATGTGGTCTTAGGGTCTGTTTTCGTGACGCCTAGAAGTCCAGATCGCCGTTTTCAGCGTTCCAGTCGGCGATGGCGTTGCGCAGGGAGGCGGGTAGTACATCCCGGTGACCGAAGCCCCCCTTGCTGCCTCTTCCCCACGGCTTGTTGCTTCGCGCTGCGATCCAGTAGAGAACATGACGCTTTGCTTGGTTCACGCTGCCCGCCTTGGCGCGGATCTGGACGCCATTCCAGCGGATAAGGATGGCCGCGTCGCATTTGCGGACGTACACCGGAATGCCTCTAGGAGGCATCCAGAGCGCCCAAGTGCGGGGTGTTTCAAGCCATTTGAATCCGTGAACATCCATTTCCGGATATTCTTGCGTGAGCGTCGCAAAGAGTGCGACCGGCTACCGGTACCCGAGGGGAGAGCATTGATGGAAAGGGCTGAGTTCTTAAGGCGCCGAAATAATTTATATGCTGGCTTGTCTAGCTTTCTGGCTGCAGCTTGCTTGGGGAGCGCCTTTGCATTGGGTGCTTTAAATTTCAGTAGCGAGCGGCCTATTTCGACCCCGGTGCTCGTCGCTTTCTCGGGATTGGTGCTGCTCGGGGTTACCGGGATCGGAGGAGTGCTTGCCCTTTACTTGAAAGGGGTATTTAACTTCGGTACGACGGTTACCATATCGACCAGCCAACAGGCTGTGGATCTAGAACTTCAACAGGCGGTGTCCGATTTGAAGGTGTACGCTCAGCAGCTACGGAATCGCGTTCTGCGCGATGCTGACGGCTCCGATGAGAATCAAGCTAGTGTGCTTCCTCCGGAAGCCAAGGCGTCACTCAACAAGGTTCATATTTACTACTCTGAGGCAGTTGCGGCGGCTCAGCGAAACATAAGCTATGTCGAGCGACGGAGTCAGGCCAGCCTAGTGATGGGGACTGTAGCTACGCTGTTAGCTTTTGTTGTGATCTGGGTCTTGTCAGTAAAGGGTAGTGCGATTCAATTTGACAGTTGGGCTTCGTTCGCGTTCCACTTCATCCCAAGGGCGACCCTGGCTATCTTTATAGAAATATTCGCATTTTTCTTCCTGCGCCTGCACCGCCAAAGTTTAAGCGAACTGCGAGCATGTAACACTGATCTGCGGGAGTTGTCCCTTAAATATGGGGCGATCGAATTAGTCTGGGACGCACCGGATGTTAGCGCAAGGCGTGTCATTGCAGAAAGTCTTGTCAGCAGAACTGCGTCGCCATCATTGCTGGAGGGAGCTGCTGCCGAAACAAAGATAAGCATGAAAGACGTGGCGGAAATTATTTCGGTGATAGCGAAGCGCGTTGAATAAGGGGTTATTATAAAATGATTTCGCTCGATGCATTTATAATGAATCTTAACGATGCCTTGCGCGCGTCTATGCCTACGGTAGTTGCCACTGCCGCAGTATGGATATCGTTTCAACAGTATAGAATCGCAGAAGCTAAGCTCAAGTTGGATCTATACGACCGGCGAATGGCTGTTTATGAAGGCTTTCGAGAATTACTAGAAGTGGTTACTCTGGACTCGATAGTCGCAGTTAACCTTGCAAAATTCCGGGCGTGTATTGGGCATGCTGAATTTCTCTTCGGTGTGGACGTGATTAAATTCTTGCGGACCGTAGAAGAGAAATACAAACGCTTGTTGAAACTATCCGGTAAAATGCGTTCGATTAAAGCAGGTACTTCGCAAGAAAGCCTTCAGGACGTTGAGCGCCAGTTTGACGAACAGCTAGATGAATTTTTGGAAATGGATCAAACCGGCTTTGCGGTGTTCCAACGATACCTGAGCATGCACAGCTAGTTGAGTCCCTGTCACACGGATCGGAAAAAATGGCCGCGATGTTCATAGAATTCGCCTCCTAAGTGCATGTCCCTGCCGTACGCTTCAAAGTCAAAATAACGGGCCAAGGCGTCGGGAGCATCTTGCAGCAGTCCGCCTTCTTCGACGCAGTGCTCCGCGAGGTCCGCCCAGCTATTGAATTCGCCAATGTAGCGCTCGCGGAAGGTATCGACGCTCTCGTCCCCCTCCACCTCGCAGAAGGCGTTGAAGGCTTCACGCTCGTCGTCGCTGAGGTCTTCCAGCTCCTGCAGCCGTACCACCAGAGCGGCCAAGTCGGGTTGTTCGGTGTCCCGGAAGCCTGCCGGCAGATCCTCGCTGTCGTGGACGGCCCATTCTTCGGCGCTGGGGACACGCCCAGTGCCCTTGCAGCGTTCGCAAGGGAGTGCCTGCCCGGTTGTGAGGCTGACGAAGTCCCGCTCGCCTGCGCAGACGGGACACTGCACGACCACGTTGGGATAGGGCGATTCGCGAAGCATCGCGGCAATCTCGCTCTGCACGTCGTCCAGGTCGTCCAGGTCGGTGGCGTATAGGTCAATCCAGCGCCCATGCAGGACGCCGTTGTTGTAGGAGGCCAAGCAGGCCACGTAGATGCGCGGATTGCTCATGCGGTGGCCCTCAGCGCTTCGCGGTACACCCGCAGCGCACTTGCGGCCGACGCAGCCGCATCCCTTCGGCGACGATGCAGCCACTCCTGACCGCTGGGGCAGCGCAGAAGCATCATTGAGTGGTGCTCTACGTCGCCTTCGTACTGCTCAATATCGCGTTCGATGATGCTTTGGTGCGATGTCATGTGGCCGTTCTCCGGGCAACAAAAAAGCCGCCCGGAGGCGGCTTGTGGGAATTTTCGGACAGCGCAATGCGTTGTCCAGTGATGTTCAAAGACCTGTGTGGTGCTAGGATTTACTCACCAGCCACCGGGCCGTAGGCAGCCCATCCGGTGTAGCGCTAGGGCAGCGCTCCTGCTGGTACTTCAGGCAGTCAGCCGAACAACTTAATGACCGCCGCGACCGCTGCAAAAAGTGCCGTCGTGACGACCATCGGATACCAACGAGTCTCAAGCATCAGCTTGTCCGACTCCCGGTTGAGTTTGCGAATCTCAGCGCGCAGCTTGGTGAGCTTCAAAGCGTCCTCCTCGATCATGCGGACGCTCCAGAGTTTACGTCCTGAATGCAGAAGTTCCACCCCTCGACCCGCAACCACTCCTGTTCGTCCGTGCACCAGGCGCGGAAGTGTCCGTCTAAGTCGGTGTCAGGGCGGATCAACAGGTGTAGATCGAGCGTCGCTGTCCTGGCGAATACTTCGCGAGTGAAGCCGGCCATGACTGCGGCATTGTCGCAATCCAGGCCCTCAGTGATCCCGTCGTGCTCAGCCATATGTGCGTTCTTCGTGTGCGAGCCGGGCTGCCACAAGTGCGCCCAGGGTGGGATAGATGCCAACCGCAAGGCCGTGGTGCCGCAGCAACCAACGGCCAACTATGCGCAGGCAGGTGTACCGCGCTCTTCTCGCCGGCCTCCCCATGCCGGCTTGAACTCTTCTGTGGTGCGTTTCCTTGTGCCTCGTCATGTCACGCTCCTTCGTGGGATTTGTGCCAGATATGGGATGCAATGGACAGAGCTTCGGTACGGCCGATGCTGGTCCGGTAGCACTCAAGTTCCCACCTCACGGTGTCCATGAGGCCGGCGTCGGGTGCAACGTAGGGAATAGCATCGTGTTCCATAGGGTTCTCCAGTGAATCAAGCCACTCAAACACCCCGTGTGACTGAGGCGCTTGAGTGGCCCGACTCTCCTGCGGTTTGCAGGATTGTCAGGCCGTGCCGGTTTCGGGCCAGTGCCGCTCTGCTGCCGCTGCGGGGTCGTCATGTGGGTGGGCGAAGGCAGAGCCATTCCCGTCCCGGACTTCCCGCAACGACGCTTCATCGCGCCTTAGCTGGTCCAGCCGCACCGTGTTATTTACGACCCCGTGCAAGGGTCGGAATGCAGCGAGAGAGCTTCCCGCCTTGTTGGCTGGCCGCCTCGGCGACCATGGGACATATCCTAAATTTGGTACGGTCCCGTTGTCAAGTTATTTCCCAATCTTGGGATGGTGTAGCCGCAACAACTGAGAGCACCCCGGAACCGTGCGGCTTCTAGCCGCCTTGGCCTTTTCCGGTTCCCCTGCGGTTGCCTCTCGGCGTAGTCGCAGGCCCTTGAAGGCCGCCCCAGTAGCGCATCGCACGGGCTGGGGCCGATTGAATCCGATTGCTTCTCCTAGCACCGCGCTGGGCGGTTCAGGGATTGCGTCGGCCGGTGTGGCTGGCCGATGGGATATAAGCTAGCTAAATTCCATATCTGGGTCAAGTCCTAAATTAGGGATTCACCGGAAGTGTGTGGACGGACACATAGCGGCAGGCACTATCCGCGTTGTGTTGGTCCTAAGTGAGTGAGCAGCCGGCGCACTAGATGTGGGGGTGTGCGCTAGGTAACGAGGCAGGCGGCAGGGCTGAGCAGGTGGCCGCAAGTGCTCGGCGAGTGCTCGCCTGTGGTCGAAGCAAAACGACAGATAGGGAAGGACAGACGCGAACACATGCGGAGCGCTTGAGAGCACCGGGTGTGCGCTATCGGTCCACAATCCGTGCGCGTGGGGCTGGCGCGTGGATAGGGAATCCAGCGCGATGCATCGCGAATCAACCACATAGCGCGAAAGGTGACGCCGGGAGGGACGGCAGGGCCGCTGCAGGGCGTCGAAAGGAGGAACCGCAGCTCGCCGCGGCCCCCCCGGAGGGGGGATTCGCGCGACGTTTCGGAGTCAGATACCCTCACGGAAATTTCTGACGGACATTTCAGCCCATGACCGACCCCGCTGATGAAGCAGTGCTACTTGCCCGCCACCTTTCGGGGCGGCTGACTTTGCTCAACCAGGCAATCGCCGCCTTGGTGGCCGAATCGCCCAACGAAGTCCGAGATAAGGTCCTCGCCACGATCACCCAGTTCGATCAGGACGCGGGCAAGCGCTTGATGAAAGAGACGGAAGCGACCCCTAGGGCGACCCTTGACGGGATTCGTCTGCAGGCAGACGGCCTTCTTAACGCCATCAACAAGCGACTGATCTAAAGCGGCCGTGGCGCGGAGGACCGCCCGTGGGCCTAGAGCCTGGAACGAGTCGCCGTGCGGGGCATACGGGCTCGTGCCCCTCAAGCGCCCTCAGAAGGCCCCACAGGAGCCCTGGTCGAGGCGTCAGGCTTGCACTCTACCCAGCCGGTAACGGCATCCTTCAGCCCATCCTCGCCGGGGTGGGCCTTGGTCACTCCTGCGCAGCTGAAGCCGTCGCCTACGACGATGATCTGGCCCTTGTCGGCGGTCACCAGCAGCCCCTTCGGGACCACTTGCGGTGTGCTTTGAGTGCAGCCGGCCGTGAGGCCGAGGGACAGGACAACTGGGGCGTACTTGAAGAGCACTGGCGGAGCACCGGAAGAGAACTAGAAGTGTTCTCCTAGAGTAACCCCTGTTGTGAGGTCTATAAGAACTCTCACAGAGGAACTGAAAGTGGAAACCTGCAGTTCTCTGTAGGTTATTTAGGGCGGCATAAATCTCATATGTGAGTCAAGATCCGCACATGCGATAAGTCCCACTCAGCAGCGTGGCCTCCCCCTCCCGTTCGGTTCACTTCGAGTGTCCGTCGGCCACCAGGCTCGCGCCGATTGCGCCTTAATGCTGGCTGTCGAATTCAAGCCTTGCCTTACGGAAGCGGTCGGCACTTTCAACGATCCAGGTCCATAAGGGAACCATGCGGACAAGAAGCTCCATGCCCGTATCGGTCAACTCGTATTCGACCCTCGGTGGTACTTCCTGGTAGTCCACCCGTAGGACTAGCCCGTCTCTTTCAAGCTGCCGCAGTGTCAGGGTCAGCATGCGCTGCGTGACGCCATGCATGCGCCGGCCGATCTCGGCATGTCTCAGTCGTCCGTAGACGCCAAGCGTGTGAATCACACCCAGTGACCAGCGGTTCCCAGCGTGCGCAAGTATCTCTCGCCGCAAACCGTCGTCGTCATCTCGCAACCCATCACAAACGGTCTGCGCGTACTGAAGAAGTTGTTCTTTGTTCATCTTCCGACCCTAGGTATCAGCTGTGTGCCTTCTTACGTGAGCCCAGCTGCATTCCTACACTAGACCCATTCTCAAGAGGTGACTCACATGTTGAACCCATCTGATCCCAACGCAACATCCCAGAACATCCTTGTCCTGGGAGCCGGAGAGCTCGGACTTCCTGTGTTACGGAGCCTCGCCAAGCGATCGAAAAGCGTCAAAGGAGCCAAAATTAGCGTACTGCTGCGCGCGAGTGCCATTCATTCTGCGAATCAGAAGAAGCAGCGTGAAATCGAAGAAATCAAGCAACTAGGAATCCAAATTGTCGAGGGCGACCTAGTAGTGAGCTCAATCGAACAGCTGGCCGCGATCTTTGCAAACTACGACACCGTCATCGGCTGTGCCGGGTATGCGGCAGGCATCGACACGCCAATGAAGCTTGCGCGTGCGGCCCTGAAAGCACAAATCCCACGTTACTTCCCCTGGCAGTTTGGAGTCGATTTCGATGTGATCGGCCGCGGCGGCCCTCAAGACATCTTCGACGCTCAGCTAGACGTGCGAGAACTGTTGCGGAGCCAGTCGCAAACTGAATGGGTAATCATCTCCACCGGCATGTTCATGAGCTACTTGTTCGAGCCAGAGTTCGGTGTGGTGGACCTCAAAGCTGGCGCCGTCAATGCACTAGGAAGTCTCGACAATTCCGTGACCCTGACAACACCAGACGACATTGGCGCTTTGACGGCCGAGATTGTCTTCTTCGACCCGCGCATTCGCAACGAGATTGTCTATCTCGCCGGCGACACTGTCACCTATGGGGAAGTCGCTAGAAAACTCGAATCTGGTCTCGGCCGGCCCTTCGAGAGAAATGAGTGGACCGAAGAATTTCTGATGGCGGAACTGTCGCGCGATCCGGGCAACATGATGCGCAAGTACCGCGCAGCTTTCGCACAAGGTCGCGGTGTGGCTTGGGACAAGGCCGGCACGTTCAATGAGCGCCAAGCCATCCCAGTGACCGACGTAGCGAACTGGATCGACGCTAACCTTGACCAGGCCGCTTAGTCCTGTCCCCGTTCGCCAGGCTCGAAGAAGATGCAAGAGACACCGCCCATGCGGCTCCGAGCGTGGCGAGCAACTCGCTCCAGGTTCGACACGAAATCAGTTGCTGTAGGAGCATCATGCCGACGCCCCGAAGACAAAAAGAAGAGCGAGGGCTAAAGCAAATCCCGCAGCTACCTCCATGCAGAACCGAAGAATCGCACGCTTCACAGCTTGGTCTCCCACAAAGCCACATTGGCGCGTCGCCGAGCGACAAGCCCAGGCAGCACGGCGCTCTTGCCGTTGACCTTGCCGTAGACCCAGCGACCCAGCTCCGCGGACACGGACTTGTAGTCCTTCCGGTTGAGCTTGCGCAGCAGTGTCGAGGTTGCCAAGTTGCTGGCGCCCAGGTTGAACACGAAGTCCACGAGAGCGGCCTCCTGGTGCGCTGTGAGGGGCACGCGCACGTGCTTCCTTACGCCGGCCAGGGCCTTGTTGAGGTCGGCCTCCAAGAGCTGCTCAGCGCGCTCCTGGGTGATCGTCATGCCGGGCTTCACGTCGGTGCCGGTGTGGCCCCATCCGATGGTCAGCTTGCCGGCCGGGCACACGTAGGCCCGAAGGCGCAGCCCCTCACTCACCTTGGTGAGCGGGGTCGCGATGCGCACCGATTCGATCAACGGATCTGCGTGCGCGGCTTGTCGGTCTTGGAGCCGCCGCCAGTGGCGCCGGTCACCGCGGTGCTGGCCTTAGCCTTGCGGTAGCGGCTGTAGGCGAACAGGCCGAAGGCCAGGAACACGGCCAGGGTGATGAGAATTTCGGTCATGGTGTTTCCTTGTGGGTCAGTAGTTGTCGTAGAAGTTCGCCTCGCCCACCGCACGGCCAGTGACCGATTGAATGAAGTCGAGGTAGTCCTGCTCTTGCATCTCCTCCATGCGCCGCGACTCTTCGTCCTCGACGTTGCGTGCGAGCTGGTCGGCCCAGTACGCAAGTGCCATGGCGAGCGGTTCCACGCGGTCGTCGTGCTTGACGGCGCCGCGGTCGCGGGTCATTCGGGAGAGCTGGTGGAACAGCTGGTAGTGGTGGTTCTCGGTGTCGGCGTCGGAGCGGATCACGGCCTTGTCCACGACCAAGCGGTGCTGGTTGAGGACCGGCTCGATGGTGTCGCAGATGCGACGCTCCTTCTGGGTCGAGTGCTTAATCTCCTCGACGGAGCACGGGTAGATCCTCTTCAAGGCTGGCTCGAAGAGCTTGTTGAACATGCCGTCGCCGAAGTTCGATTCGACCACGATGTGCTGCACCTTCTCGGCGCGCGCGATGTGCGCCAGGCCCTCCAGCGTTGAATCCTCGTAGCCACCCTTGAAGCCGCCCGAGCGGCGCAGATAAATCATGCCGCGGAGCACCTTAGTAACGCAGTAGCCCGTTTCGTCGCCACCGCGTCCCGAGGGATCGACGGTCATCAGCGAACCGGTGAACTCCTCCATCTCAGGAGCCACGTACATAGGCGTGTGCCAGCGGTCCCCGGAGAAACCCACGGAGGGAAGCTCCTCGACCACTTGCTGTTTGCCGGAGGACCAAACGACGCGGATTGGCGCGACCTCGCGGTCAACGTCCATGACGATGAAGTCCGACAGCTTGAGCGGGTACTTCTCGGCGTCAGACAGTGTGGTGTCCAGCATGAACTGCAGTGCGAAGCCGGCGCGCCCGTAAGACGCCTCGCGCTCCATTAGGTCCTTCTCGTCGAATCGCTTGGAGTCGGTCGGCGTCCAGGCGAGAGCCTGGTTGTCGTCGAACGCCGCCGCGATCATCGGAGCGAGCATGGCGCCATATGCGACGCGCTGCTTCATGTCCTTCGGGAAGCGTGCAGGCCAGATACGGATGTCGTACCCGCGTTCCGGCAGCTTGTTGTAGAGCGACTCTTCAGTCTGCGGCGTGCCTAGGTAGATCACCTGTCCGCCAGGTTTCAGGACCGCGTCGAACTCCTTGATGAGTTCTGCGAGCTTCTCGCGCTGCACGATTGTCTGCGAGTTCTTAACGACCTCGATGTCATCGGGGATGATCGTGTTAGCGCGTGAGCCAGTCAGCTGGCCCGTGATGCCCACCGACTTCACGGAAGGCGATTGGTCGGGGAGGGCAGGGCCAACGTCGAAGGCTAAGTTGGAGTTGCGCTGGTCGCTGCGAGGTCGCAGGTGCGACAGGGGGTCGAACGTCTCGATGATCTGCTTAACGAACACCGAGAACGCGTCAGCGCGTTCCTTGCTCGCCGACACCACCATTATTTTGTGCTGCGGATCTTTCCAGAGAAGCCAGCACACGTATCCGGCTGTGAGGAACGACTTGCCTACGCCTCGGAACGCCTGGACCATCCGTCGCCGCGGTCCATGCTGCAGGTACGAACAGATGTCGTACTGCACGGGCGTTGGCGACGGTAGGGCCAGGTGCGTCCAGAGGTCGAACGCGAAGTTGCGGAAGTCCTCCCAGGGGTGGATGACGTGCAGGGAGGTGATCCCTGACGCCTCCATTAGTGGTGCTTCAAGCTCTCGGCGGGATCGAAGGGATGCTTCGAGACTGCCTCAGCAACCTTTCCAACCGGATTGGTCTCGGTCGCCACGGAGTCGATGCCGTTGTCTTTGAGGAACTGCCGGGCCACATTCAGGAGCGCGGCCAATCCCTTGTCGCCGGCTTCCATGCTCCCGATTGTGTCGCTCAGCTTGTCCGCGATGGCACCATGCAGGCGCTCCATCGAATCCTTGCTGGCCTTGCTCACTTTTTCAGGTACTTGTTGAAGGCTGCCTCCAGCGCGGACGTACCGAGCGAGGAGAAAACGCAAGCGATGCCGACGATTGCGGCAGTGCCCAGGCCGGGGATCAATACGAGGACGCCTGCCGATGCCACGCCCAGGCCAGCATGCAGCAGGGCGCGGCCGATTACCTGGCGAGGCTTTAGGGGTTCGTCGGAGACCAGCAGCTTTGCGATGCCGATCAGCGCGCCGACAGCACCGAGGGTGCCGAGGAGCGTAAATTCTTCTTTGTTCAATGAGTCCTTAGACGGTGTTGTAGTAGTCGTAGCGAGTCGTCGCGTAGGCGGTGGTGCTGCTTTGTCCGTCACTGACGGTGCATCCCACGGTGACGCTTCCGCTTTGATTTAGAGTGGCGGTGACGTTTACATCGCAGTTCGGCCCAGATGGGCCAAGCGATACATTCGAGACTTGGCTAGAGCTGCTCACGAACCAAGAGTACGTGAGGTTTCCGTTCCCGCCTGCGGTGTAGATAGTCGCGCGCGCGCCTAGCTGCCGGGTGATAGGTGTGCGGCTATTGCCATTGTTGTATTGAGCGGAACTTCCAGTCGCGTTGCTGGAGAGTGGGGTGTATGCGGTATAGATCGTCACCCAGCCACCGCCCCATCTGAGGCGGACGGCAGCTGGATTGATCCACGTGCCTCCCCACTTGAGGCGCACTATCCACGGCTGTCGATACGCGCCGCCCCACTTAATGAGCCAACCACTCATTTACGGCTGAATCCAAAGGACGCCATCGGCGCCGCCAGGATCTGTCGTCGATACAATGACCATGCCGCACTGCTGCCAGGCTCCCCAGCTGCCTCCCTGCTTTTGGCGGCGGAACCGCTTGGGCGGATTTGAAGTGAAGTTGATGACCTCCTGTTGCACCCAATCGCCGTTATGTACGGTCACGTGGCCTAGCCACCAATCCGAATTGTCGGGAGAGTTGGTAGCTCCTACTGCCATCCAGATGCCCTGAGTGACACAGGTATTCCAGTCGCTATGCTGCCGCCCACTTACGCCGTAGTGCCCAGTATTGCCGGCATGTTTTATTTCTTGTCCAGCTGCTTGAAGGGTGGCGCCATCCCAGCCAATGGTCGGTCCCGACCCGAACTGCAGAAATCCGATATTGCCATTCGCTGTGCTTTGGATAGCAGTAGTGTGGCTCCTGCCGATGTCAACCAAGCGCACATCATCGCCAATCTGTACGTAAGCTCCGTTGCCGGTGCCGCCCGCAATTAGATGGGGCGCAGTGAAAGCGCCGGTAACGCCATTCCATTTTGCGTACTTGAAAGACGTTCCATAGCCGAAGCGCAGTACCACGCTTTGATTCGCATCTTCGGTGTAGAGGTATTGATCGTTGTTGGCGCCCACAAAAACGCCAGCGAAGCGCGGCTGTCCGCCCACATCTACCTTGGAGGTCGGATTAAAGTTTCCGGATGTCCAGACAGTTCCAGAGGAATCCAGGGCTGCATTGAACTTTCCTTCAACCTGAAATCTGAAAGCATCTCCCTGCTTGAAGAGCCAGCTATCAGTTGCTCCGAAATAGACCACGCCATCGTTGGGAACCGATTGCCAGCCGTTCACTCGAAGGAAGTTGTTCCGAACTGTTACGCCACCGGTGAAGACTGGCTTGTCGATTGGTGCTTTGGAATCCAGTGAGGTCTGCTGAGCGGTACTGACTGGCTTGTTCGCGTCGGATGTGTTGTCCACGTTTGAAAGCCCTACATCGCCCTTCGTGTGCATATGCCCGCTAGGAGGATACGAAGCTGGCTTGTTTATGACATGGCTACTGAAATCCACGGTGTCGCGCGTCGCGAGAGTGCCCAGGCCGGAGATGTCGCTCGGCACCAGCTGTACCGCGCCGGACTTGCCAGCCACCGACGTGACCTGCTCGGTGTTGTCGATGTGGTCCCAGCCGGAGCCGTTATGGACGATCTGGTCGCCCGGGTTGTACTGGCGGCCACCAATTGCGCCGCCTCCGGTGACCTTGTAGAACGCGCCAGTATTACCGCTTGCTGGGAACGAGCCAGTGCTGGCGTCCCAGCCGCCGCGGTAGACCAGCGTGCCTGTGAGAGAGGCCTTGGCTTGCTCAGACCAGTGCTTAGCCGAGTAGGCTCCCGGCTCAATCTCAGTGCCAGTAGGGGCGTTCGCCCACGACTGCGCCTGGCCGCTCCAATCTTCCGCCTGGTGGGCATAGGAAGCGGCTTGTACCTCGCTTGACGCAGCTGCGCTTGCGGAGGCCACTGCCTGGGCCTTGGAGTTCGACGCTTGAATCGCGTCGGCGTCAGCATCGGCTGCGCTGGCGGACGCAGCGTTGTCATGTAGCCCGGCCGATTGGTTGCTCGACTCGGACGCAGACGCGCTTGCGGCACTTGCGGCCGCACTTGCAGCTGCTGCTTCTGCCATGCCGGCCGCGTCTGCGAGTTGCTCAGCTGCGTCTTCGGCGCTCGTCTGTGCATCGTTTGCAGATGCTTGTGCGCCTTCAGCGTACAGGCGGGCCGTATTGGCGAACTCGGAAGCGCCGGTAACTGCGCCTGTAAGTTCGTCCACCAGCTCCGAGACATCTTTGGAGAGCTGGAGGAAGGAAGGCAGGACGTGATCCTTGCCGAGGCCGTCAGTGACCGTTACGTCTCCTTCGGGTTGAGTCAAGAGCGCGACCATCTGGTTTTCGCGCGTGTTCCAGCGGTCTACCAATGCCGAGATTCGCTCCGCGAGCTTTGCATTGGAAACGTAGCCTGGTGTTTCTGCCATTAGTTCCTCGTTATCGGAGTCCTTGGATGAATCCCCGGACCTTTGTGATGATCAGGCGGTCACCGCGCGACGAATCGGCGATGGCCACACGGTAGGTGGCTTCCGCCGTTGTCGGGTCTCCGACGTAATTGAGCGCATGATTAAACTTGTGGCCCGAGCCTTGAATGATGAAGTAGGTATCTACTGTCACCCAGGCCGCACCAACTAGCTTCTGGATGTAGATAAATGCACGGCCGTTGTCCGATGACGCGTGATCCACTCCTGCACTGAGTACGATCAGCGGAGTGTGCGACTCGCCTAGCAGCACAGGCGCCGGTAGTGTGAAGTTGACGATCCCCGTGGTGTTATTCATCGACACCGAGCCAGTCCAATCTACAGGGGCCAGGCGATTGAAATTGCCGACGATGTTCGGCGCAGACACGCGGCCTTTGAAGCCTGCGTTGCCCGAGCGATCAACCCAGAAGACGGCATTGTTCTCGTTCTTGTCTCCTGCTCCAACCCAGATCGGCCAGGTGCCGACGTTAGACAACTCGACACGGAACTCGTGCGCATCGACGATGTTGCCGTTGACATCGAGTGTGTGCGTTTTGAACGTGCCGCCGTTGACGGTTCCCATGTTGGCGGTGATGGCGGCTAGCGAGTTCACGGTCAGCTTGTTTGCGGTGATCGAGCCGTCCACCAGCAGTTGCCCAGTGATGCCTACCGTGCTCAAGCCACCCACGGTCCCGACCACGAAAGGAAACTTGCGAGCACCGTAGCCCGCTGTCGGGGTAGTGATGGCGAAGCGATCCGACTGGACAACGAAGTCCGATCCACCAGGGTACGCACTGAGTGCGATACCCGCGACAACTGGGTTGTTAGGGTCGCCTCCGTTGATGCGAAGGGACCACGTGCCGGACCACTTGGCGTCGTTCGCACTTACATAGGCCGTATAGGACTGCTGCAGTGCTGCGAAGGTGCCGTTAGCGAAGGCAGTCACTGACGTGTTGGCGATGCTTCGTGCCTCGGCAGGTGTTGCCTTGGTGTCGATCTGCTGCTTGACGGCAGCGGCTACGGAGGCGCCAGTAGCACCTGCGGGGCCGTACTGTGCAGCGAATAGTTGGCGCCACTCGGTGCTCGCTTGCGCATCGTTGGCGACGACCTCCAGTGATTCATTGGTAGCCGCGATGGCCCCGCCATGTATCGCTAGTCGTCCCTCGGCAGTGGTGACCCTGGACTCGACCTTGCTAACTATGACCCCCACACTCTCGACCGCCTGGGCAACCAGCGCTCCGGTTTCCGAGGTGATCTGTCCGTGCATATCAGTCATCGACTCGACACGTGCTTCGGTCTCAGTGGCGATCGCCCTGTTGACCTGGTCGAAGCTTGCCGCCACATCGGTTTCGTTTCGGACCATCCGAGCCAGCAGCGTGGTGATCTGCTCCGCCGTCACCTTGTCGCCGTCTTCGATGAGGGCGATGCGGGTGGATGCTTCAGAGATTCGGTCGCCATAGTCGCGCTTCGTATCGAAGAGCTCGTTGGAGCGAAGAAGCTCCTGCATGATGAGTTCTGCGTTGGCGTCAATCTCGGGGATGCGCTCCTGAAGGATCTGATAGGCCGGAGACTGCACGACCTGGTCCACGATTGTCTGGATGTCCGGCAGATTGCCTCCGCCGTTCCCTGGTAGCCCACTGCCTGGCACGCTACCGGTGCCCACGCCGAACTCGGCGACCTCCTGCTGCACGAAGAGAAGCTGGCGGATGGCAGTGTTGAGCTGGTCTGCTGGAAGTGTTGCGGCATCCTGAAAGAGGATCGCCTGTTCTGCGAAGGGTGTGATCCGGCGCAGTAGGACGCTGTAGGGCGTCGCGAGGTATTCGGATTGGTCGGGAATCTCGACGGTCGTGGGGTTGATCCACTTGCCGAGTACCGTCCGGGGCGACTTGGGGTCGCCCACAAGCACGCGCACATGCTCCGGCTTCAGTCGCGGGAACGTGCAGGTGAAGCGCCGAGGCCCGCCCTCGTAGGTATAAGCCACGAAGGACAGGCCCCGGTTTTGTTCGATCATTCAGTGTCCAAGCCAAAGAGGGATTTTGCGGCCCAGGAGTCGTTCTTCTCATCTCGGTCTTCGCGACGTGAGGCAGCTTCACCGGAGCCGTCGCTCAGCCAGCCGCGACTCTCTGCTTCCTTAAGCGCCATACGCTGGATGTTTTGCCATCCTGTTAGATTCTGGAACCAGAACAGCTTAGCCGCGTTCTCCAGTTCCTTCCGGGTCACTTCGCGGTCGTCACGAATTGCTTGCGCGGGAAGCGATGACGCCTCCATGAATCGATTAGCGAAGTCAACGACCGGGATGCCGCCCACGATGTTCGTAGACATGCCCGTTGAGCGGGCGTTTGCGAACACCGGGTCTTGGCCCATGAGGGGTAGCGCGGTGTCCACTATGGGCTGGATGACGCCGCCCCAGGAAGACTGCGATACACCTGCAGCAACAAAGTTGCCCATGGTGAGCTGCTTCTCGCGTTTCTCCGGGTCGTCCGCCGTGTTGAGTGACGTACGAGCGGCCCACTGTAGGGCTGCGATGGAACTGGAGAGCATGACCATCATGTAGGTGTTCCAATCCTTCCAGTGGTAGGCGGAGTTCAGCAGATGCCGCTCATAGCTGTAGGCCATGAACGAGCGGAACTGCGTGACCAGCTTTCCGCCCGCCGAGTGCATCAGCATGATGGAGTCGCTGGCGTCTCCTTCGATCACCTGCTGGCGCGTGACGCGGAACATGAAAGCCGCGACGCGCTCACGGTCGGCCAAGTTTAGGCCCGCCTCGGTGATGTCTTCGACCTTCTTGATACCGCGGAGAGACGCGAATAGTGCATCCTGAGCCTCCTGATCGAGGCCGTAGGAGCGCATCCGGCGTGTCATTCCTTCCGAGAGTGCTCGCTTGTCATTCGCCAGCTGCAACAGCTTCATCAGCGTTGCCCGACCTGCGATACGTTGCAGGGCGGTGTTCATGGGTGCCATGCCAGAAGCAATGCTGGTGAACCGCTGGCCGAGCATTGTGGCGTTCTCTATTGTCCTGCCGAACTTGCTGTCTCCGTAGACCGATGGCATGAAGGCATCATCTTCGATCCGCATGAATGCAGGACTGCGGAGATGCTCTGTGCCGGTCGCGACGAGGTCTTCGATGTAACGGGCCTCGCCGGACTTCAGGGTTCCGTCCGCGCTGCGGCGGAGTAAGTCGCCGATAAAGGCGATGGATCGGACGGTGTTCATCAGGCCCGCGTGTGCCACGGTCGGCCCTAGCTCGGTGAAAAGCGTGAAGCCGACCTGGTTCATCACTCGGAGGAACTGGGTGTCGCGCAGAGCGCGCGACCAGCGCGATGCGGTGCTGTTTGGGTTGACCTCGGTGGAGCGGCCCATGATCGACTTGATGCCGACGTCCAGCATTCGCAGAGTTTTCTCAGGATCATCGCCTGCCTTGATAGCCTGCTCGCGGAGGAGCTGCTGGAGAGCGTCCAGCTCCGCTTTGTTGCGAATGTTGCCTTTCTGCGCCAGCGCGGACCAGCCGACAACTTCACGGATATGCGACGACACGACACGTGTTGTGTCGCTGTCGAGGAAGTCAGTGACTTTGAGAGTCACATCGTCCCCGTATCTATTGGTGAACGTCATCTCCGTAGTCGGGTCAAAGCGAATGCGTTTCTTCGCCGCGCCGAGCTTAGCGCCTTCCTGCATCTGGGCGGTGTACCTGCCGAGCACCGACGCAATCTTCGCGTCGCTCGCTCCAGCGTCTCGCAGGGCCTCGGTTAGTTCCTGCACTGACTCAGTGTTGAGCGGACGCACGGGTGCGCCAGTGTCGCCAGTCACTAGGCCGGAGCCGCGTTTGATAAGTGCGCGGGCGTATAGCTCTGCCAGCTCCTCGTCTACGCCGCCGTCGTCAGCCAGTTTCTTGGCCTCCTTTCTCGTGTGCAACGTCTTCTGTTCATGCTCCAGCGCATCCTTAAGGCCGGCCTTGGTCTTGTCCAGTCGTTCGCCATGGCGCTGCAGCTTGCGGCGCGTTTCCTCCAGGCGGCGTTGGGCTGCGGTGCGGCGACGGTCGCCTTGCTTGCCGGGCATTCCTTCTAGCTCCTTCAATGCCTCTTCGGCGGAGCGGACAGCGGCCTGCTTGTCTGCCGTCAGTGCGCCAAGGTCATCGGCTTTCTCGCGCGCCCGTAGAGCACGGTCGGAGGTCCCCTCGTAGTCGCCGGAAATCTCGTTGAACTTGTCCAACTTGGACGCATCACCGTTCTTACGCATGTCGGCGATGATCGCCTGTTTGAAAATCTCGACCCCGTCCTGTTCGCTCAATCCCATCTCGCCAAAGATGCGCTGGTATGCCTGCTTCGACTGAATCTGAGGGAAGTAGTCCAAGTTCTTGCTGCCCGGCTCCAGAACACCCGAACGGACACCTAGGTCGTAAGTTGCGTCGAGTACGGGTCGGATTGCGGCCGCGGCCTGGTTGGCGGTCTCGTCGTCGGCGTTCACGCCTCGCAGCACGTCGGCCACCTTGCGGCTCCACGCCAGCTCACCGCCGCGGTCCCAGCGAGATAGTCCGTGCTTCGCCCGCGCTGCAGTCCAAGCCGCGTTGAATCCTCGATGCAACTGTGTCTCTAGCGTGGCGCGGTTAACGCTGGCGTACTCACCTGCAGATTGCTTCACAGCCAGATTGCGGTCCGTGTAGCCTACGCCGTCGCGGAACAGCCAGCGGCCTACACCCCGTGCGGTCGGGTCTTTCAGCTTCCCCATCTGCGCCGACAAGGCAAGGCGGATGTTGGCGAAGGCAGGCTTGATAGATACCTCATCCACGCCTCGGTCAACATGCGTCTGCATCGCATCCGAAAGAGAGCGTTCGGAGATGCCTGGCGTAGGGTTATCTGGAAGGCCGTTCAGGCGCGCCGCGCCCAGGCTTTGGGACGATCCGGTGATGTCCCTCCTAGCGAGTTCTTCGACTCTCGCGGATTCGGTGAAGTGTTCTCCTCGACGCGCACCGAGAGCGCTGCCTAACGCAAACCCGGCCGCCGCTGAGATTGCAATATCCGCGCTTCCGATTTCGGAGTTGAACCTGGAGTTCCCGAGCGTCATCGCCGCATTGGTCGAACCCGCCGCCAAGCCGGCGCGGATAGAGTTCGCCAAGCGTCCAGCACGTGCACCTCGGGCGAGGCCCCCGGTGGCTGCATCAGCGGCGAAGAACACAGGATCTGTCATGTCCGAGGCGAAGTTTGCAACCATTCCGAAGGACGACCGAGTGTCTTTCGCCATCTCGTTCTGAAGGGCAAACTCCCGCAGAAGCTCGTAGTGCTCCTGCGATGTCGCCCGGCTGAAAAGTTCCCATTGATCTGCGCCGATTCCGAAATTGTCCATCTCCTCCTGAAACTTCTCAGGGAGGCTCCACGCGGGATCTGCACGGGAAAGTACCGACTCTTCCTGGTACGCACGGTGGATCATGCCGATTCCGCCCTGTACTTGGGAGGCGCCGACCAGCTCGCCGAACGGAGTCTCGTCCCGGCGCTTCTGATCGGCCGCTTCGGCTTCCTTTCGGCGCGTAACGCGGGCTACATGTCCGCCCTCATTATTGCGCGCTGATTCCGCGATAACCTCATTGAGGTCTCTCGGTTTAGCAGGCGCAATGAGGTCAAAGATGCTGGTCGGCATTTGATTCCTAGTTCTTGAAGGTTGAGAGGTAGTCGATCATGTCGGTGGCGTCCGGACGCTTCGGCCCAACTGGGGTCGGCTTATCGCCAAGCTTTAGCACCGTTGGCTTCAGTGACGGGTCGCCCTTAGCAGTACGCATTGCTGCGGCCTGTACGGGGTCGATGCCCATGACAGTCATCTTGGGTTTGTTCTGTGCATCAAATCGGGCCTGCTTCTCTGCCTCGTCGCGCTTCCACTGATTGACGCCAGCAGCGGTTTTGTTGGGATCAAAGATCACAGGGCGCTGCGTACCGTCGCTGGCCTTGCCGTAAATGGGGAAGCCATCGCGGTTGTGGAGGATGAACACGTTCGGGTCATCTTCCGTAGGTGCTGCAAAGACCCCGCTCGCCGTGCCCTTGGGGATTGCCCCGGACTTCTCGGCATCTACCGCTGCGCGCCGAACGAACTCCGTTACGCCAGATTCGGCTCCTGTCCGCATGCCTCCGCGCTGCACCCAGCGGCCGTTGATGTTCGCCAAGTCGCCTTGTACACGCTTGAATGCGGTGGCGACCGCGGCGTCAGGCGGTGCCATAGGGTTGCGCATTGCCAGTCGAGTCGCTTCACGCTGGACGCGGTCCTGCATCCAAGGCGGCATCGGCGTGCCGTCAGGCATCTCGTCGACTTTCTTGAAGTACGCAGTAGCAGCACGGCCGATCCGCTGAGAGACCTCAGCACGTACTGCTTTTTGCTCGGGGCGAGTGATTTGCTGAAGCGCCTCTTGCTCACTCATGCCGAACGCCGTTCGGTTTTCGTGGTACTCGTTCATGAGAATTGCGTTGTCTTCCGACACGTACCGCATCGCAGTGATTGGGTCGATGTCCGCAATGGCCTTGTAGGTAGCGTAGTTCTGCGTCAAGTTCGTTGATGTGGTGCGGCCGATGAGGTCCTGCACTGCGGGGATGACCACGCCGGCTCTCGTAGCACGGGCGAGGGCGGTGCCCATCGCCTGCTTGTTCCCGGCCTTAACTGCATCCGTCCACTCCTTCGAGAATGCCTTCTGTAGCTGGTGGGTTTCGAGGGTGAGACCTTGCCCCGCTGTGAGAACCTGGATGGTTTCCTTATGGCGTGCCGCCTCCTTGGCTTCCTGCTCCATGCGGCGGATGCCGGCCTGGTTCTGGTCGTACCAATGGCGAACGAACGTGTGGCGGTCCTTTCCGGAGAGACCCAGAGCATCCGCATTGGCATTGATGCTGCCCTCGGTCATTCGCCCTACGTAGGCTTGGTCTTGCCACTCGACCTCCTTTTCGGCCTGCACGGACGCCTGCCGCTCCTCGATCATCCGTTGCTGGACTGCGACGCCAGCGCGTGCGGCTTGGGTGAAAGCGTCACTCCAGGTGCCCTCGCCATGCTTTCGGTCCCAAAGGGACGTGCCGTGCTCGTCGGTGGCCTTCTTGGCGAACTCGGAGAGTGCCTGGATGTTTCCCTCGCCAGTCGCCATTGCGTCAACGATCTGGCCTGCGGCCTGGTCGTAGAACTCGTTGCGGGACACAAAGGCAAATTCCTCGGTGTCGAGCGCCTTGGCGAAGTTCTCGATGGCGCCTGGCTTTAGGAGCGAGCCGTCAAGAGCTGCAGTGCGCAGCATGGCCCCGACGTTCTCGGTCTGGCGCTCCAATAGTTCGGCTGTCTCGGTCTTGGAGTGGACATCGAGCGCCTGTTGACGGAGCTGAGCGACCGCGGGCCGGAGCTGGGCCATGACCTGGGGATCTTGGAACTCTTTCTGCTGCATCAGGCCGCTCAGAGTCTCCTGGATGGCCGCTTGAGGATCTTCGCCTACATCCAGTGCAGCGACGCGAGCGATGAGATCACGCTTCGCTTCGTTTAGCTTGTTGGAAGCCTCGGTCACGTAGTAGCCGCGGCGGAACGCGGGAGTGAAAGAAGCAAGCGCGTCCTGCGGCTGCGGGGCCTCCCCCTCCACCGATTCCTGGGTGCGTTGCTGCTCACCTTTCAGTGCGTCCTCGCGGTTCTGCCGAACCTGTCGATCCTGCTGCAGGCCATTGGCCGCCGCCGACAGGCGCCCGAGGACACCTGCAGTGACATTTGAAACAGCGGAGTAACTCTGTGCGGCTGCGCCGCTGACCTGAACGCGATATTGCTCAGGTGCAGATTGCCGCGACTCGATCACGGCACGGCGCTGGATGCCGCGCTCGTTAATCCTTGCCATTGGTGTCGCCTCGCTTCTTGATCTGATAGTTGCTGTAGGCGCCGTTAGCGCTGCCAGCGGCGGAGTTGATTACGCCCCCGACCATCTCGGCGTTGGCGACTCGTGTACGTGCTGCTGCATCAGCGGAAGATGTGGCAACACCGCGCTCACGATTGCCCTCGATCATCGCCACGTCACGACCGGCCTGGGCCATGATGTCGTTGTCGATCGCCTGCAGGGAATTACCGCCGATGGCTGCTTCGGCTGCAGACGCCCGTGCGGTTGCGCGGAGGGATCTTGCTTCAGCCATGCGCTGCATGGTGTCCACTTGTGCCTTCGCGTCGATCTGGTTTTGCTCGGCTTGCATCTGCTCGCCGATGGCCTTGGCCTGTTGCTTGCCCTGGTATACGGCGGTGCCCGCTCCGATGACTGCCATAGCAATTGGTACGGAGAAAACGCCGCCATCACACATGGCCGATCTTGTAGAAGTAGCGGAACGGCACCTGCGAGGGGCCATATGGAACAGGCGCCGAGAAACTGAAGCCGACTGCGGCTAGCCATCGCTTCGAGACCTCGTTGCTGTCGTCCACGAAGTTGTGCAGGACGGAGAACCTGTCACGCCAGTCATCGGTGATGCGGCGCGTCTCGGTCACCATCAAGCGCGGGATGGTTGTCAGGGCATCGGTCCCCAGAAGCCACACCGTTGCTCCTAGGCCGCCAGCGTAGGAGACCCCGAAGATGCCCTCGGGTTTCCCGTCGAGGACTATGCAGAACACCGCATCGGCGTCGTTGCAGGACTTGAGGAGAGCTTCGCGAGGAGTGTCGCCGCTTGCGGCAGCGACCTCCAGCACGTCGGCGTCCCGCATACGCGCGGCCACACTCAGGATGTCCCCCGAGCTGGGCGGACGGTATTCGAGAACGGTCAAATAGAACTCCTTGAAGAGAAGAGCGCTCGGTACTGCGCGGACTGGAGCCAACACTGAAACGGAAGGCGGTTGCGGATGACGACTCGGCAGTTGTCCGAGCGGGCTTGTACGGGGAATCGGCGCTCACCGGAGTGGAAGGTAGGACTGCCCAAGCGGAACACTTCGTCGCCCAGCGTGCGGGCGGTGAACAGTCCTGCGTGTGATGCGAGATACGTCTGCGGATCGCTCTCGCGGCCGCGGGTGATGACATTCACCTCGAAATAGGCGGCATCTTTGTACGCGACCGTGATGTCGCGAATCTGGAGGCGGCCGACGAGGATCGAGTTGTTCCGTTGGTCGCGAAGGTAGGCGCGGGTCAGCTCGACTGAAGAGTCGTAGCTCACGCCGATTGCCAGGCGCCCGGCTGCCAGGTTGCCTTGGAACCGGATGCCCATGCCGCCATTGATGAGAGTCGCGCCCGTCAGATCCACCAACTCGCCTGGAGACGCCCAATCGTCCGTCTTGCCGATGACCAGGCCATCCATGCGGGCGAGCGTGTAAGGGAGGTTGATGTCGGTGTAGTTGCCGAACGCGTAGTAGTCCGGCTGCACCACAACCAGGCGGTCCAGGAGAAACGAATAGTCCTTGGTGAAGTCTCCCTCTGCGGCGACCAAAGAAAGGCTCATCCTCAATAGTTCAACGCCGCCTGCCGGAGATTCAGCGGTAACGTACAGGTCGTCCGAAGTGGAGTGCAGGTGGACCACTCGGCCGATGCCGGATAGGTCCCACCTCGTCCAGGAGGACTGCGATTTCTCGTTGCCGGCCCACCGCACGAAGTAAGTGTAGAGCTGAGACGGAGAGTCCACTGGGGCTACCACCAGAGCGTCTGCGCCGGGGACCGCGGCCATCGCCCGGAGCCTGCCGGGGATCAGTCGAGGCACATGCGCGGTCACGTCAGCTGCGTCGCCGGTAATCGACACGTCGTCAACGAAGTATTCGCGGAGGACAGAGAACGACCCAGAGTCAGAGGCGAAGTAAAGGGTGTCACCCAGCAGAACCGGGCGGACGTATAGGGAGCATTCGTAGTTAACCAGCTCGTCAACCTTTGGGGTCTTCGGGGTCAGCATCGGATCTGCGGTCATCTGAAAGTTGGCGCGGTCTCCGAACATCAGGAGCGACGACTGGAACGGAACGCCGAACTGCAGCTGGGCTACGCCACGCGATTGGACGGCGAAGTCGATCACGTCAGAGTCGAGAAGCTGCTGGGTCGTAGTGCGCCAGAAGTTGAAGGGATGGTCGATTTCAGAGAGGCAGGTGTTCTCGGTGGACATCAGGCCAAGGCGGCCCCGATGAAAGAACACGTCGCGGATCTTCTCGTCGATGAAGCTAGGCGGACCAATGGTGGTGTCATCGCCCGCGAGGCGCTTGTCCCAGTCCATCGGGCCAAAGCTGAAGAACAGGCCGTCGCCGTGGACGGGATCGACCACGCGTTTCAGCAGGTGCGGCATCGTGGTCTTGTCGAACGTGTTGTAGGCGCCAGGCCGTGCAATCTCCTGCCACACGCCCTTGCCGGCTCGTTGAACCACGAAATTATCGTACTTGTTGCCGCTGGCACCGAGGACCTCGTAGATGGCGCCGGAAGGCACTACCACGTTCTTGTCTGGCTTCGGCAGATCAGTGAAGGTCTGAACCGATCCGGTTATGCGACCTGGCGCCCTCTCGTTGCTCATCTTGGTCGTCACCTGGGTATTCACGATAAACGTGGTGTCCGACTGCGTGCAGGTGCGAAACACCGACCAGGGCTGCTTGTCCGTCGCCAGATATGCGGCCGAACCTTCGGCCATCAGTACGTCGTATTCGTAGCCAGTTTCATGGTTGAACACCCGTATCTTGCCGCTCTCCACTGCCACCAGATAGTGCTCGACGGAGTCTCGGACGATGGAATGGAAGTGCGCTTGTGGGGAGATGTCGTTGCCGAGCACTTTGACGAACTGCGCTGCGGGGCGCTTGCCGGTACCCATGGCGGAATGCAGCCAGGTGTTGTGGGCGTCGGTGACTTGTGTTGCGTTGCGGACAGATGCGTCCTGCTGTGAGACACCGCCCAGGAAGGACGGATAGCTGCCGGTTTCCAAACTCAAGTGCGGTTCGCGATGGCGGAAGTGTCGGGATCGTCGTTAAGGAAGTTGGCGCCTGCTGCGAACTCGAAGTCATGAGACTCATCGACCAACAGCGCCAGCGCGGCGCCTTCATGGTCCTCGGTGAATCCATTGAGTGACTCGCTACCCAGTACATTTTTCTGAAAGATGCGGGCGGCACGGATGGCGATGTAGCGGCGGACAGTTTCCGGCAGCAGCTCGAAGTCCATGAACCAGACCACCTTGGCGGACGGTGCCGCGTCTTCGGCGAACACGTCGGTGGCATTGGTCAGGTCGTAGAGGAAGCCGTTGCGGTGGGCGATGCGGGAGGAGCCACGGCCTAGGGGCCGGATGCTCAGAATGAGGTTGGGGAGCGGGACACGATTCTCTGCGTTGAGCACGAACGTGTAGCTCTCGTCGGTGTTGAACCACCAGGCGGTGGTCTGCACCTCGCGCGATACGCCGCGAAGGGTGCGGATGGCAATGGCAACGTCAGTGTTGCCGACAGCTTCCAGGGCGCTTACTGGCTGTTCGCCGATAACGGCGAGCATTTCGTTGACGGCCTCAAGCTCGGTTGTCGGAGTCAGGTCCATGCGGTTCTCTTGGAGTGGCCGAAAAAAAAACCGGAGGTCTCTGTTAGGAGACCCCCGGTCAGGAGAGAGATGCAGCGCGGCCCGACTTCACGGGCGGCAGGTGAACATCCTGGCGCGCTGCAGGGGGTATCACTTGGTGCTCAGCTCGACAGCACCGTCGCCACGCAGTTCGCCATGGCCCAGCGCGTACTTCGACAGCATGAGGGTGCCCTGCTTGTTGCCCTGGTACACGTCCTCGACGGACAGGCCCAGCAGCTGCAGGGTGCCCACCGCAGAGCGGTGGAAGATGACGCCGGCCGTGCCGCTGTAGTCGCCGCGGTACTTGGCCTGCAGGGTCGCATCGGCCGACTCGTCGGTGCCCGGAAGGGCATTGACCTTCAACAGCGGGATGCGGGCGATGGACGAAATGACGGCTTCGTTGTAGCTGCCCTTGGACTCGGTGTTGATGTCGCGGTCGATCAGATCCTTGTTCTCGGTCAGCAGGTAATACTGAGCCGGACGCAGCGCGCCCGTGAACTCCTGCGGATTCTCCGAGATACCCTTCTCGTCGAAGTTCTGACGGGCGGCGCGGAACGCCTTGGCGATCACAACCGGGTCGGTCAGCATTGCAGCGTTGACGATACGCAGGCCGCCCGGCTGGCCGACAACCACCGAGTCGGTGATGCGGGCCGCACGGATGGCGCACCGTAGTTCGTTCTTCATGCGCTGCAAAGCCAGCTCGGCGCCTTGCAGGCGGGTGTACTCGCCACGCACATCGAAGTGGTTCATTGCCTCGTCGATGTTCGCGATGAACACGTCTGAGATGAGCATCGGGTCGAGCGTCAGGATGCGCTCGTTGTGGTCCACGGTCTGGCCGAGGATGTCGGTGCCGGGGACGTGGTAACGCGAGCCGACCTTGCCGATAGCCGGGAACGACGCGGACTTGCCGGAAGAGATAGTGCGCGTCATGACGCGGCCTTCCAGCTTGTAGTTCTCGATGAACGAGGTATCGACCTCGGCCATGTAGTTCTGCATGAACAGTGCCCAGGCATCGCCCTGCTTGTTGATCTGACCGATGCGGCTGGGATTGGAATCTGCCATTGTGTTTCCTTGGGGTGCGGGTGTGCTTCACCTGGGAAACAGGCGAGGCTGGAGTGATTGAAAGAGGGTTGTTTCAGTACACGTCGGAGGCACGCAGGCGCGCCATGTGGCGCTCGCGATACGCGGGGTCGGAGCGGTACTTTGGATTGCGGATGGCTTCCTGCACCTCGGCGCGCGAGGCGTACGGCTGCACGCCCGGAGCCGGGGAGGCCTTGCCGTTGATCAAGACAGCCGGAGCGGAGGTCTTGGCCTGTGCGGCCAGGCCGGCGACAGCCAACTTGGCACGTGCGGCATCGCCGGAGGTGACGGCAGCATTGAAGGCGTCGATGTCGGCGTCCTCCAGATTTTTGCCCGCCCACTCCAGGAGCTTTGCGTAGCCGTCCTTGCCGCCTGCGGGTGCGAAGATGCCGGCCTCGTAAGTGGACTGGCGAGCCTTGAGGCCATCCAGGTACACACCGACCAGCTCTTTAGGAAAGCCAGCCTTTTCCAGAGACTTGAAGCTCTCTTCGGAGATGGTGCCGGTCTCGGCAAACTCCTGAGTGAACACAGTCTGGTCAAGGCCAGCGGCCTTCAATGCGTCAGCTGCGGCGGCTTCGTTGGCATCGCCGCCCGTCCCTTGGTCTTCCGTTGTCGCGGCTTCTTTCGTCGCCTTCAGGCCTGCGTTGCCGGCCGGGTCAGCCGGGGCAGCGGCCGCCACATAGGCAGCCTCCAGCTCTTCGACCGTTTTGTACTTGCCGCCATACAGGCGTTCGGTCTGCTGACCTTCGGCTCCTTCAGCGACGACCGGGGCCGGCTGGGTCTCGGTGGTCTGTTCGGTCACTTGGTAGTGCCCACTGCGTTGTAATGGGTTGTGCCGTCGGCGTATTCGGTGACCGTCACGTTGCCCTTCTGGGTCACGTTCGGGTACGTCTTCGCCGGGGCAGTCGCCGTCTTCTGCTTCTCGGCCGCGGGGGTCTTCTGTTCGGTCATTGCGGTACCTGATTTGTGAGGCCGCCCGCCATCGCTGCGTTCACCATGTTCGGTGCGGCGCGGACAGCAGCCTCGTTCATTGCGGAGGCCTGGTCGTTCTGCTGGACCGCTTCGGGGTCAAGCACCAGGCCCTTCGTGGTGATGTCGGATGCGGCGCCTAGTCGGGACAGCCACTCGCCCCAGTCGATGCGGCGGCTGGCTTCTTGCTCACCCATGACGGCCTTGGCGGTCTCGCCAAAGCGCACAAGCTTCTCGAAGTCATGGCCGCGGCCCAGAGCTGCGACGCCTACGGTAATGCGGGGTTTGATGAGACCTTCCGGCAGCTCCGGGATTGCCCCGTTCTGCTGCAGACGGAAAAGGATGCGACGGATGAGTGGAACCATCAGCTCGGGGCCGAGCACGGAATAAAGGCCGGCGCGGTTATCCTCAAGGACACGGGCGAGATACTGGATTTCCTCTCGGGTCACTCGGTCGCCGCTGCGCTGAATCGCAGTGCCGACGCCGAAGACCAACTCCAGATTACGGGCGGTGGCGTCGGCTTCGCTCTTCACGAACGAGAGGTCCTGGAACTTGTCCAGTGTCAGGGAGGAAATGTCGTTCTTGTCGCCGCGAATGAAGGCCCCCGACTCAGCCTTGGTCAACTGATCGGGCTTCATCGCCGAGGTTGGCTTCAGCAGCCAAAGAATCTTCGCGGCAGCTGCAGCACCCTTTCGGAGCGCCTTCCGGAGCGCCTCAAGAGTCTCGAACTCGCCTCGGTAGTCCTCGATCAGACCACGACCGTAGTCCTCACTGGTAGGCCGAGGGATCGATACAGGAATCCAAGGCGGAGCATCGATCGGATAGCTGCCGTCGGTCCCGGCGATGACGACGCCTTCAACCTCCTGATAGCACAGCCAGTTCTCGTTGTTCTCGTCGCGGTAAACACGGGTGTAAAGCTCGGCGTCTTCGGCCAGCTTCTTCAGCCGCTCGGTCTCCGAGACCTTTGCGAGGATCGCTTCGCGCGCCTCGGAAGGAAGCATCTGGATGGCAATCAGATCGAGGGTGACAATCTCCAACACGTTGCCCAGGCCATCGCGGTCAGCGACGTAAGAGGTCAGCGGGTAGAGTTTGCCCGGCCCTTGATCCGGCACGTACAGCAGCCAGTTACCGGCCGCCGCGGAGTGTTTGAAGCCCTCAGCCAGTACAGAACGTAGCTGGGCGCCGGCCTCGATTTCATCCATGACGGCACGTTCGATTTCCGAAAGTGCCGTCTCAAGTTCGCCCTTCTGGATACCTGCTTCCTGCATGAGCTTGTCCGATTCGGACAGGTCGGGCTTCAGGGTGAAGGGAGTGATGTTGGGCGGCAGAACTGCCAGCAGAAGCGCGTTGGCGATTGCGTTAGCGCAGCGAGCGCCTGTGCCCTGTACTGGAGCGGTGAAAGTCTGTGACTTCTGCTTCGGATCAACGAACAGTGATGGGATGGTGACCTTGGTGCACGCCTTAGCGCGGGTCTCGGCACTATTTCGGTTGGGCTTCAGCTCGTCGTAGCGTTCCTTGGCGGATACGAGGGTTTTGCTGGCATCAGCCACGCGGAATGGTCAATCCTTGGTAGAGCGGCGAGTTCATGTCGGTGCGCAGACCAGACTTCTTTCTGGCCTGGGCAGATTGAGACTGGCCGGAGCCATCACGTGCGGTGACCAGAATGTCCGGTGTTTCCGTCTTCGGAGTCTTGGGTTTGGAGCTGCACATTAGTGGTGGCCTCCTCGGGACTCTTCGCGTTCCTGCTCGCGCGCGACCAGAAGTCGAAGCACCAGGCGACGCTCACCGGACTTGAGGAGGAACTCCTCTCGGTCCTGATCAGGGTCATAGATGACCTCGGGGTAGATGCGCGCCAGCTCGTCGATCAGCTCATCGGCGGTCAGGGGAATGTTCATGTGTTCTCAAGGGATCTAGAAGTGGAACTAAAAGAGGGGAAAACCTTGGGTTTTCCCTCTAGAGGCCCGACTAATTCATCCCTCCTTTGCCACAGCCCGCTCGTGGTACTCCATTTGCAACTCGGCTGCTTTTCCGGGATGCGGACGGTCGTCGTTCAGACGCCCAACGCTACGCGCATCGACGATGATCGCGAAGCAGGCCATGGCATGGGCCAGATGGTCCACGCCGCTGTCCTCGGCAACCTCCTGCCCGTCAATCCAGGCGTCGATATGGCGCATCGCTGCGCCCAGGTAGACGCTCGCGCTGACGCCCTTCTCGCGCCAGTTGAAAGGGCCGTACTTGGAGGCGCCATCTGCGAAGGCGGCCGCCATGGCGATACGGGCGCTTGGCGGGACCAGTTGCATTGGGACCTTCAGGGCCGCGATGCGGGTTTTGGGATTGCCGTCCGGATACTGCTCGGGCGCGCTCACGAGTAATGCCTCGCGACGAGCACCAGCACGTAGATCACCAGGCTCCAGAAAGCCACATTGGCAGCGACTACCAGCAGCCAGACTGCTGCAACGGCACCAAGCAGGCGCTTCATGCGCACCACCCGGAGATCAGCCAGCCCCAGCAGACGATTGGCCCGATGATCGGGAACCACTGCGGGCGGAGCTTCCGGCCCTCGGCTATGACCAGCCACCAGGTCGCGGACCACCCTAGGGTGAAGAAGAACACACCGCACCAGGCCAGGATGTTGAAGAACAGCATCAGGGTTTCCAAAGATTCACCTTGTTCGTTTTGTAATTGAGGTCGCCGTGGCGAAGAATTCGCGCCAGGCGTGCTTGGACAAGGGCGTCATCCGCCGAGAGTCCTTTCTTTGCGTAGACAGCAACCACGGCCTCCCAGAGGGCCGCCAAGTGCTCTTCTGGAGAGCTACTGCGGTACGCTTCGTGGACAGGCATCAGGGCCTCGTCAGCGCGCTTGGCGCCGATGCCAGGGCACCCGGTGTAGTTGTCGGTGGTGTCGCCCATCAGGGTTTGCTTCATCCAGAACAGGTCGGCGTCGTAGCGGTCGATAGTCCGCACGCCGAGGTCTGGTTTGTTGGGGTTGTAGAGTCGGCAGGGGATCGTCTGGAGATCCTTGTCGATGGACACGACGATGCGTGGCCCGGGGCACCGCTTGGGTTCTGGATGCGTGGCTAAGGTTCCGAGGATATCGTCGCCTTCCAATGAGTGCCGCTTGACGATCTTGTCGGCGTACTCCGCGTGGATGAACTCGTCCAAGGCGTACCACAGAGCGGGCTTCGGCTTCTCGTGGCGGGCCTGCTTGTAGGTCGGCTCGACCTCCTTTCGGAAGTTGTTCTCGGGGCAAGACAGCGGCAGCACAAAGTCGGCGGCGTCAAACTTCTCGACCAACTCAGCGATGTACTCGGCCACCTCGACCTTTGCCTTTTCCGGCTGGTACACCTCCATGGGGTCGCCGTCGTTGTCCCAGTCAATGAGCTTGGTGTTCTTAAAGGCCATGTAGTACCGCAGCACGTCCGCATCGATCAGCAGGACGGGTCGCTGGCGCTTCTTCAAGCAATGCTCTCGTGGACGCCCACCCAGGCGTAATTGCCAACGCGACGGATCAGGTAGGTGTGTGACCGAGTGCTCGTGCGTTCCTGATCCCAAAGCGGAATGAGTTCTCCCGGCTTGCCCATGATCGGCTCGCGTTCAAAGTAGGCAACTACGAGAGTGCGTGCGCAAACATCGGCGATGTGCTGCGTACCGTCCGCAGGGCCGCCGATCAAAGTGATGCACTTATTCAGCTGGCTCATGCGAACACGACCCTGCGACCAACGTCGTGCGCCAACTTATGCAGAGCGCGTTCGATGGTCGCGCCGATGATAGTGGGCTGGCATAGTTCGGCAATGCGCAGATCGCCGTGTGAGACGATCACCTCAAGGTAGCCCGGCCCACGACCGTCGCGGAAAGTGGCGTCCCGGACAACTACCTCTGTGTCCTTGCCCCAGCGTGGAAGTGCTTGTTCGTTCATCGCTTGCCCTCCTTAAGGCGCTTGATGGATTCCTTGTCGGCGTTGCAGCGCGCAAGGGCGTCCTCGGCGTTGCCGCCGAAGTGGTAGAGGTCGTATGTCTCGGAAGCCGGGTCGGCCATCACCGCGTCAAGGGAGCTGTGCTTGCCCTCGACCTGGCACGGCTGGAGGTACTGTTCGATCAGCGAAGTGCGCGTTGCGCAGCTCGTCAGGAATGCGCTGGTGCAGATAGCCAGCAACAACAGGGTTTTCATTTGCGGCGGTCTCCACGGAACGGTTGCGCTCGGCGCGCAAGTCCCGGATTGCTTTGTCGAAAGAGGCACGGCGTACGGCCTCCTGCTGGAGGGTCGCCACGGATTTTTTGAAGTCGTCGTAGTCGCGCGCCGTCGCTTCAAGCGACTCAACACGCTTCGCCATGTGGCTGTAGGACCACATGCCGTACGCGCCGGCACCTATGGCGGCGAGGACCAGCAGACCGGCGAGGGTCTGGAGGATCTGCTTAGGGGTCACTCGACCTCTTGGCAGATTTCCAAGGCATAGTCATAGCCATCCCAGTTATCCACGCCGGCTGCACGAAGGGCGTTCAAGAACTCTTCGTCCTCTAGTAGTTCGACATAGCGGGCACGGGGGATGGTCACCGTCTCGGTGTTCGTGTCGTTCATGTGTTCTCCTGAACCCAGCAAGCCACCTGCAGAAGCTCTGCGGTGGAAGCGTCAGATTTGATTTGGTTGGCCCTACTGGAGATAACGCGGACGTTGCCGCGCACGTAACCCAGCTCAGGTGTGATGCGATCCAGCGTTGGGGAGTTAGGTCCCTGCGCCTTCAGTCCGACAGAGCGGAACAGCGGAATGCCCAGGGCGGGGCAGAAGCTCGGAATCTGTATGTCGTCCCTTTCGAGGTCGAACTGCAGGCCGCGCTTCTGTGCCCGCCTGCGGGCGCTGCGAAGGAGCACACCTGCCGGATCGGAGGTGCGTGCTTTGGTCAGTGGGTTTCAGCCCAGTTGTTGCCGATCTTGTATTCGCCATCGAGTGGGCAGCGAAAGCCGAAGTAATCGCCTGCCGCACGGATCGAAGCGACCGCGGACTGTCCGACGAACTCGGCATGTTCCTCGTCCACCTCGATCTGCCACTCGTCGTGGATGTTGCCGACGAACTCGTAGTTCACTCCCGGCGCAAGCCCGGCTTCCTGCAGGCGCATGTCCAGGATGTGCAGTCCCTTCTTCATGACCAGCGCGCCTGCGGACTGCAGGAGCGTGTTGAGTGCTGCGTGGTCGCTGCGGATGTGCAGCTTCCGACCGTCTAGGCCGATGAGATAGCCCTTCGCCTTGGCGCGCTTCTTGACGCCCTTGACCAGTCTGGCGAGCGCTGGAAGACCCTGGAGGAACTTCTCCTTCAGCGCCTTGCCGTGTTTGCGGCCCTTCCCGATGATCGACCCGATCTTCTCGTCGCCGGCCCCGTAGAGGAAGGCGTAGATGAAGGTCTTCGCGTTGTCGCGGGACGGCAGGCCGGCTGCGTTCTGGTTCTCGGCGTGAATGTCGCCTTCCAGCAGTACGGTCGCGTAGGCGCCGCCGTCGAAGGCGGCCATGAAGTGCGCCAGGCAGCGCAGCTCCAGGCCAGAGGCGTCGGCGCCCACGAGCTTCTTGCCCTTGGGCACGGTGAATAGCTCGCGGCACTCATATCCCCAACCGCCGGCCTCGCCGAAGAGAATCCCCTCCTTGCCTTTCTGGACCTTGGGTACCTGGGCCATGTTCGGCCCCGAGTGCGTCATGCGTCCGGTGACCGCAGCGTTCTGATTTACGCGGCCGTGGATGCGTCCATCCTTCTTAACCTGAGTGATCCAGGCTTCCGATTTCTTCTTCGACTTGCTTGGGGTGCCGTCCTTCTTGAGCTTCGGCGGAGGCTCGGAGAGTTGCCCGGCGCGTTTGGCCACCGTCAGGTAGCGCAGCAGCATGGGAATCTCGGGGTACTTGAGGTGGGCGAGGGTCTCCTCGTCGATCTTCGGGCGACCCTCCGGCGTGAACACCGTGGGCTTCCATCCGTGCAGTGCTTTTAGGCGCTTCGCAATGTGGTCGCGAGAGCCTGCATTGAAGACGTATGACTTGAACTTCTCGTGCGGAACCCCTTTGACGTAGCCAAGCTTCGCGTTGTTGACCTTCGGAACGAACATGCCGAGGCTCTCGCGCCAAGGCTGGAACACTCGGGTCAGCTCGTCGGTGAGCCTGGCCTTGGTAACCATGAACTCGCGCTGCAGCTTGTCGGCCTTCTTCTGGTCGAACAGGAAGCCATATGCGGTCTGGCGCTGGAGGATGGGCGCGATGCCGTGCTCTAGGTCAATCGCTTCTTGCGACAGGCCCTTGGTCATCTGGAGGGCGAAGAGCTTTTGTGTGACGCGTACGTCCTGGTCGCAGTAGTCGTCCATCTCCTGGTTCCAGGCAGCCCAGGGATCGAGACCCCTGGACTTCATGACTTCTGAGTAGTCGCCCTTCCATTCGCCTAGGCGGTAGCCCCAGGCTTCCAGCGCATGCCTTCCGACAAACTGGCCCGGCAGCTTTCCAGGCGACTTCTTGATGGCTGTGAAGTCGCGGTCTCGCAGGTCCGGCCACAGCAAGGTGGACAGCAGCATTGTGTCCAGTGCGCGCTTGACCTTGAACTCCGGGTACAGCTTGCGGATGGCGGGCACGTCGAAGTTGACGATGTTGTGGCCGACTACTGCATCCGCTCCCCGAAGCATCTCCAATGCCTGCTCGATGGTCAGCTCCCCGTTTACGCGGTTGGCTGACAGCACATCGCCCACGGGTACTCCCTCCGGGGTTACTTCCTGTAGGGAGATGCAGTGGATGGTGGTGAGTTCGTCGAGTAGGCCGTTGGTCTCGATGTCAAAGACTAGCCAGGCCATCGGAGCCTACACCTCGTGCAGCCTTGGGATGGCTTTTGAGGAGCTGCTTGACGCGCTCGAAACTTGGCAGGGGAACGTCATCCGTTTGTTCGCTCAGATCCTCGTCGAAGCCCAATTCAAGGCGGTAGCCGTAGTCCCTGTAGCGGTGCATCCGAGCATAGGTACGTTCGTCGCCGTTGTTGTTCATCACAACGAGACGCTTCGCCTCGGCGTCCGCAGCAGCATCGGGGTGCGCTGAAGCGGTCGGAAGGTCGAATTCCAGCCACGCCACAAACATGCAGCAACGGAAATCGAACGCATCGCGGTGTCCCTGCGGCGTGTCGAAGTGGAAGCCCACCAAATTGAAGAGGCGGCCGGTGCTCAGGTCGTGGAACTGCGAGGTGCCGTTAGGTGCCGCCAGCTCCTTGTACCGGTTGCCCTGCTCCGAGAACGCAGCGAAGGCAACGAGGTAGTCCTGATAGGAACGGAAGAACAGGTCGTAGTCTTTGGCGGGAGTGCCGTCATAGAACGAGCGCAGGGCGCCGCCACCGAGGATGGAGACGATGCGCGCGGCGGCCGGCATGTCCAGAAAGATGGCCTTGATGTAGGCGCCGTAGCTCATTCGATGATGGCCTTGATACGACTGGCGACGCGACCGGCACGCAGGGCGCGCGAGCGGTGGCCCACGGCTTCCTGTACCAACTTGGCGGCCTTTGCTTCGGCGATTGCGGCGCGGTCGCGCAGCTTTCCTTCGGCTGCATCCAGTTTGCCCAGGGTGCGATCCAGGTCAGCGCAGATGGCGTCAACGCTCGGGGCCGGAGTCAGGAAGGCGTGGATTGCCAGCAGTGTGGTCTTGAGGGTCATGCGGTTATTCCTTGGATGAGATGGGATGCGGCTCAATAGCCGCCCGGTGTGTCGTCGTAGCTCTCGTCATCGCCGTCCGCGTAGGGATCTGCGCACGGCACGAGTCGCCCGGTTTGCTCGTCGTAGCGGAGGTAGATGCACTTGCCCGCGGCTTGACCGGTGTAGCGGTCCTTGAGCACGCGGAGAGTCGTTGTGGTGCGAACGGAGACGTCTGCCGCCTGTTGATCACGCTCCAGACCGAACATGAAGTGCGACCAGAAGCCAATGGCGCGACTGCCCTTGAACTGGCGGATGGTCACGCGCCCGCCTTCCTCGTGCGGCGATCCCTTCTCGGGAGTCGTAAGGTGCGAGATGAAGTAAATGCAGACGCTCAGCTCCATCGCCAACTTGGCGAGTGCAGCCATCACCTGTTCCAGCACTTTCTTCTCGTCCTCGGCGTCGGCTGCGAGAGCCGTGAGGTGGTCCAGGAAGATGTGCTTGACACCGTCCGCCACGGCCATGTGGCGCATCTTGGAGGCGATGACATCCCAGTCGGTGGTGCCGAAGTGGTCGTAAAGGACGACGTTTCCGGTGCTATCCAGTGTGTCGAAGGCGTCTTCCAGTTCTGTTTGCGTCCAGCCTGCGTCGGGCACATGGAAGCGACGGGAGGCGTACTTGCCTGCGAGGCGCTTCGCGGTCTCTGCGGGCGGCTGCTCTAGCTTGAGGACGCCGCACTTCTCGTTGCAGGTGGTCGCTGTAAACACGATGATTTCATCAAACACATCGGACTTGCCCATGCCCGTGCCGGCGCCCAGGCCATAGATTTCGCCGTAGCGTCGGCCAAGCGTGCAGTCGGTCAGATCAGGCCACGGCCATGGCATTCCGATGACCACTGGGGCCAGTGCCTTCTCGCGCACTGAGCCGAAGGTCACGATGCCGTCCGGGCGAACCGTCTGTGCTTCGTAGATGCACGAGACGATGGCCTCGCCATTGCCCGCTTGGAGCATCGCGTTGGGATCTTTCAGCGGCAGCTGTGCGATGCGTGCCTTGCCCGGCGAAAGGATTCCAGCGACCTCCTGAGCGGCGGCCTGGCCTGGTTCATCCATGTCGAACATGATGACCACTTCGTCGAACTTTTCGACCCACTCCAGCTCGCGCTTGATGGCCTTGGCTGCGCCCTGCGCGCCGTTCGGAACAGACACTACGGGCCACTTCAGGCCGAGCACTTGCGCGACGCTCAGGCAGTCAATTTCACCTTCAGTGATGACCAGACGCCGCGTGGGTTGCCAGAGGTGCTGGCCGAACAGGCCGGCTTCCTTGGTGTCGCCTATGAAGGCGAATTTCTTATCTTTGAATCGGAGCTTCTGTGCGACGGTGCGACCGTCGCGGCGGTAATTGGCGATCTGGCAGGTTTTACCGTCCTTGTTCTTTCCTACCCAGTAGGAAAACTTGCGGCAGGTTTCTTCTTGCAGACCGCGAGCGGCCAGGGCGGAAGCTTCGCCTTGGGCAAAGTCGTCGGACATGCGGGGCCTTGATTGCGTGCGTGTGGCGTCACCATCTGCCGGCTCGTAGTGGGAGCACCCAAAGCAGAAGCCGTGCCCGTCGTCGTAGCGCGCGAGGTTGTCGCGACTGCCACACTTCGGGCACGGCTCTTTGGAAACGAACTGAGACTCAGCGTCGGCTGACACGCTCGACCGACCACATGGTCTTGCGGCGGGTCACGCCCAGTTGACGGTTGGACGCCGAGCGGACCATCGCGTAGGTACGTTCGCGTTCTTCCTTCGGCACGTCTTTGGTGGCCTTTGCGAAGGCCAGGCGCATTGCGGATTGGACCTGTTCCATCACTTGGCCTCCTGGAGGAAGCGGCGGAAGTCTTCGGTCTCGGTGTCCAGGTCATCGCCACCCAGGCCCAATTCCTTTGCGCAGTAGGTGCGGTAAAGGTCGATCAGGCGGTCCAGCAGGAAGCGCGGCTGCTCGGGAGTCGGCGGGTGCAGCGGCGTGCAGCGGCGCTTTTGCGCGCGGGTGAAGGAGTAGCGGGTGTAGGACTGCCCCGTCGCGTCTTCGCAACGCTCCTTGCGGATGTCGTAGCCGGCACGATTCAGTTCGGTAATGCGCGACGCCAGACGGCGGACGCGGTAGACGCCCTCGGCCTGCCACGAGGTGATGTGCTGGTTGTTGTAGAGGTGATCGACGATCAGATTGGCTTGACGGGACAGTTTCATTGCTAGATTTCCTGTAAGGGGCACACGCGGTCGAACACCGCGGGAAGCCCGTGCTTGAGCACGAGTCGCCGCAGCGTCATCCGCTGTTGCTTGGAGAAGTTGTTGGTGGGTGTTAGGGCGTCATCCACACCGCCAACAAGGCACGCCTGAATCGATCGTTCGTTGGCGCGCGCCGCGAGACAGCCCGGCTCGTCCAAAGAGCGGCCCTCGAAGGCAGTTCCATCGCGCTCGATGACGTAGTGGACTGCGATCTTGGAGAAGCCTTGCGAGCGGTGGATTCGCGCCAGTTCTGCGCCAGTGACCGAATGGTCCGGCCGCGTCATTGATGCGGTCACGAACAGCTGGTCAGGGTTGACCATCTTCTTCAGTCGCACAGAAGCACCTGCAGCGAGGTGTGCGGTTCCTCGCCGAGTTCGGCGAACCGCTTGGTGGCGTAGAGGGAGACGATCCACTTGTCGTCCGGCCAGATGCCGGCGTGGGTGATGGCGTCAAGTGGCGCCTTTGCGTAGTTGTCGATGTCGCCCTTGGGCGTCACGAGTTTCGTGGTCTTCGGCTTACGGCAGACGAACTCCAGGGCCACATGCAGCCTCCCTTCCGGGATCTTTGCGCCAGTGGTCTTGAGATACGCGCCGGCTGCTTCGAGCCAGTTCTTGTAGGTCTTCAGGTGGTACGTGCCCCAGCGCGTTACGCGGGGGCGAGAAGCCGGAACGGGGTCTATTGGGAAAATGAAAGAGGCGGCCAACGCCGCCCCTTTCGTGACCTGGGACGAGGGCTTAGTAGTCGCCGTCGTCGCCATCATCTCCGTCGCTATCGTCATCCGAATCGTCGGAGTCGTCTTCATCGCTCGGGCGATCTGCGCCGTCAGCGATATCGTCGCCGTCCTCCTCATCGAAGTCGTCGGCTGCACGGCTGGCGCCGCCGAACTCGACCAGCTTGATGATCTGGACGCCGACCATGCGCAGCGAAATGCCGAACTTCTTGTCCGCCGCCGCGAAGTAGGGGACGGCCTCGAAGCTCACCTTGAGAATGCTGCCGCCACCGATGTTCGGTGGATTTTTCAGCACTTCCTTCTTGGCGTTCACGATGGTCGGGACCATGGTGTAGACCTTGCCGGTCTTCTTCGCCTTGATCTTGTGCTTCATCTTGAAGTTGAAGGTCACCCGGCCGGTCTCGTCACCCTCGTCATCCGTTTCCGATGCGAAGAAGTCCGCCAGTGCGGCTTTCTTGTGCTTCGGGTTTTCGGACTTGAACTGCTCGAACGCTTCGTCGCGGATGGCTGTCAGCTTTTTGATGAACGCCTGGGTGTCGGCGTCTGATTCGTCCATCGCGAGCTTGGCGGAAAATTCGCCGTCGGCGTTGTACTTGGTGTCGGGGGCATTCAGCCGCGGCCAGATGGCGGTGCCGGGCGGGGACACGTATCGTTTATTCGCTTTCTTCTGGGTCATAGAATTCAGAGTCTTCGGGGAGGTAGCCGGCTTCGATTAGGCGGGCTTCGGTGGAGGCGAAAGTCGCTCCATACAGCTCGTTTTCCAGGGCGGCCTGTTCCAGCAGCCGTTCGATTTCGCGTGTCATGGGAGCTTCTTCGCCAGTTCTTCCTGGGCGTACTTGCGGACGGCCGACAGGGTGTTGAGTTCACGGAAGCGGCAGTCCGCTTCCATGCGTTCGGTAAGTGCCAAAAGGGAAAGCGGGTCGTACCCGCACTCCTCGGCGGTGAATCGGAAAGCGCAGGCAAGCCCGATGAGCTGGTCTGCGGGGTGCTCGACCATCTGCACGCCGCTCAGGGCTGCGAAGGCGCCGCGTGAGGCCGCGTGCGCGCTTCGGGAGTGCAGTACGTGCGAGCGGAGACGCGGCTCGATCACTCGGCCCGGCCCATCTCGTTGCGGAACTCTTCGACCGTCCCGTGAGTGGATGGGCTGTAGATCGCGAGAACCTGGCCGTAGGCGTCCAGCGCGACGTAGGTACCGAGAGTTGCGTTGAAATTGATGCTCATAGATTGTTCCTTTTTCGGGAGTAATCCCAGATGTGGGATGCATTAGGCAAAGAAATAGCTGCTCTCCAACACTGCGGAGAGGTCCAGGTCGCCGAAGGGGGGAATCTCCGGTAGGTCAGAAGCCACCTCCACCGGAAGTTGCTCGGCCAGTTCGGTTCTGAAGTTGCCCAGCACGTCGCCCTCGTATTGCTCAATGAAAGCGTGGCGCAACGAGGCGGCGAGGATGCCGGTGTTTCCGGCATGCGTTCCGTAGGAGTCGTGGATCATCGCGAAGCTGGTGATCCCGTTGTCTGACGCGAGACAGGTGGTCAGCATCAGGTGACTCGCATCGCAGGAGTGAACGAAGTTAGGGGAGATGCCGAGACCCTGGCGGCGGCGGTCAAGTTTGCTCCCGTCCATAGCCACGATTAATTCGACTCGCTTGCCGCCAATGTGCGTCGTGACGCGCTTGCCAAGGTCCTCTCGATACTCCTGCAATACCGGGAAGCCTGCCGGCGTGGTCCATGCGATGGGGAGGTCGGAGGCCGACGCGACCTTGGATGCTTCTTTCAACCAGTCCATAGCCTGGCGCGCGGCCACCACGACCTCGCCGATGCAATCCCACAGGATGTCGCCTAGGTAAGCCGCCTGCTCGTTGGAAGGAGAGAGTCCCTCCTTTTTGGCGTTGGCCTGCACCTGGCCGCGCATGCCGGACTTAGTGACGCCGTAGGGAAGCGTCATCACTGGCTGTTTGACGATGCCGCGGGTCAGCATGCCGTCCCAGAAGATCGCGCAGGAGTTTCCTGCCTCCGCTTCCGCCTTGACGCGCAACGCGGCCACGTTCATCACGGCCGTGTAGATGTCGGCAGGCTTGCGCTGCGGCAGCAGGTTCGTTGCCGCGCCGCCGATAGAGTCTCGCAGCATGGCCGAGAAGTTCTGCAGGCCGTTGCAAGAGCCATCTAGGGCGATAGGAAGGTGCGACACGTGCTCGTCGCCATTGATTGAGTAGCCGAGCCACTCGAAGCAAGCGGCGAGGGCGCAGAAGGGTGAGTCAGCTTTGGACCAAGCGCGCTGGCCGTCTAGCGGGTTGAGGGCCGAGTCGAGAATCATCTCCTCGTTCGCTTTGACCCACGCCACGCGTTCCGAGAAGGCAACCTTATCGACGCCGAAACAGTTGGCGACATGGATAGCCAGCCAGAATGCGCCGTCCTCGCCGAGCGGTACGCCTTCGGCCAGCGTCAACAGTGCCTTTGCCTGATCGTCGCCTTGTGGCGTAAGAATCGAGGGGATCGGGTAGACACGTCCGCGGAAGTCCAAGTTGTGCGGAAAGTAGATCGCGTCCTCATCCTTGAACTTCACCGCCAGGGCGATTTTCTGCGCCGCCGACAATCGGCGGGACGTGCCGCGGGCGTTCTCTTCATAGACCTCCGCGCGGCTGCGCTTCCACGCCTTGAACTCCTCAGCGTGGTGCTCTTTGTAGAAATCGGGGTCACTAACCAGCATTGCCGGTTGCTCGGGCAATTCCACCAGGTCTCGGTCAGGCAGGTCAGCGAAGCCGCCGCCCATTGCCCAAGCGTCCTGCATCACTTCCAGGATTGGTTTGTTGATCTTCCACGGAGTGGACTGGATCAGGTTGACCGCCCGGTAGACGTTGGGCATGTCGGCCTGTTCCAACTCTCGCTTGTAGGCACGGTTGCGCGTGCGCACGAGGTCCGCTCTTCCGCCGATGTCGGTGAGGTAGCCACCGTCGCGAGGCGTCGTCCAATCCTTGGGCTTGACCAGCATGGGCATCCACACGGGCAGGAACATCGAGGCGCTCTCGTGGGCTTTGGCTAGCCACTCGCGAATCGCTGCGGTGCCCTGCAGTATCGCGACGGTCTGATTCTTGCGTGGTCGGGTCAGGATGATTTCGGCCAGGCCCGAAGCTTCAATGAAGAGGTCGATTAGCTTCATCCCAACCAGGGCTTCCTCGTCTGGCGTGAACACGAACATGTCGGTCTCGGTTTTGGCGAGGGCGTGGTTCATCACTCCAGTGGAGTGGTGTGCTGACGTGGACTTCTTAAGCTGCTGCTGGATCACCCGGTAGAGGCCAGCATGGTTGTCCCGGAGCTTCTTGTAGTTCACGTCCTGTGCAATGGCAGAGCCGACAGAACGTGCTACGGCGGTCAACTTGGCCTGCTCGCCAGCCAGCGCGTTCACGCATACCACTGCGGTCAGGTAGGCGCAGCCTTCGGGGTCGAGATGCTCCAGCCACTTCACTGCCGTGTGTCTACGACCGCCGCCGCCGCATTTGGCCTTCTCGACGAACTCCCGGATGGCGTGTCCGGTGGCTGCTACGGCCTGCATGACCAGCTTCTTTCCGGGACCGGTGTCAGCCTCGTCGGAATTGGCGCGCGCCTTTTCGTATCGGGCGATGCCGAGTGATGTGGACTCGGCTTCCAGCTGAAGTTGGCGTTCGTGAAGCGTCTGGGCGATTGATTGCATATTAGGAATGCGTCCCGAAGTTGAGATTGAATGGGCAAACGAAAAACGCCCCCGCCCGGAGGCGGAGGTGTTGGTGGATCAGCAGAAACCGGCACGGCCGGAGAGTGGTACTGGAAGCGCCCCTCTAAGAGAGCTGGAAGAGAGCTTTAAGTGACACGCTATAGCTGAGACTCATCATATCCCAAATCTGGGATGGATGTTTGCGCAGGAAGTTGGAGGACTGCGTCCTCTTCACTAGAAGTTCGTTTGGTCTATAGCCCCGATTAATTGGCGCGTCACCTGTGACGCCACAGATGTCACCTTTACGTCACCCGGTGCGTCACAAACGGTAGAAAACGTTGTATGCTTACGGGCTGGGGCGGGATTGTGATTCCAGATGTCGGGGGTTCGAGTCCCCTCAGCCACCCCACTGATTGCAGGAAAAGTTGGACCCGATGCATCGCGGGGTGTTGCAACGACGCAAAAACGCGCATACAATGTGCGACCAGTTTCAGGGCCGTTAGCTCAGTTGGTAGAGCAGTTGACTCTTAATCAATAGGTCCAAGGTTCGAATCCTTGACGGCCCACCAAACAAAAGCACTTAGGCATCTGCCTAGGTGCTTTTCTTTTTGTGCTGAGGAAAAGATGACGCAGGGAATCGGCTGCTTCGCTGTCGTCTCGGTCGGCGGCCGCGGCAACGCAGTGCTGATCTCGGCCGGGCACGATGTCTGGCTTGTGTCAGGTGCGCAATCGCCACCGGTCGTCGCTGCCCGGTCGAGCGAGCGCACATGA